GGTTGCTTGGGCTGGAGAATAGCCAAGCTGAGTTAGCGCGCCGAAAGCGCGATCTAGGAGAGCCATTTGTTCTGGAGTCTCTTTCAAATCGCCGTGTTTAGCGGCTGCATGTGGGTGTTCATCGACATGCCGGGCGAAAAGAACATGGCCGCAGCGGGGCTAGGCGCTTACGTGATCGCCTATGGAATGACTGTGCTGGCGACGAATGTGCTGGAACTAGCGCGCAAACTGGTCGCGAAGTTCAGGGTTGGAAAGCATCAGAAGGCCGAGCGCGCGGGCTTCGTTCGGCGCGAACCCTTCCTTTAAAAGCTGATTGCCGAGATACGCCTGAACCGGGCGGGACATTAGCCCCCGACCCGCCAGAGCAGGGAGAAGCGGTGCAAGGACCGTTCCGATAGCCGCGCCGGGAGCGCCGCCAGAGAGAGCGCCAAGAGCCGCGCCAGGAGCAGACAGAAGTCCTTGAGCAGCGAGCCGCGCCGGAGTGCCAGAGTTCGGCAACGGCGACAGGACGCCGACGCCGGCCCGAGCAAGCTCGGCCAAATCGCCTTGACCACGCACATACTTTCCACGGTTCTTGCCGGAAGCGACCGCCGTCCTGAGTTGGGCAGGCGAAATATTGCCTTCTGCCGTCGAAGCCCCCGCGCCGCCAGCGGCTTTTTCAATCGTCTTGTAGTTGGCGTATTCGCGCCGGGTCTGACGGAACGCGGCAGCGTCTGCCGGAGACGCAGACCGCTCCATAGCAGCGTCGAGAGCTTCCTGAAGACCGGCGAAGGCTCTTGCATCTTCTGGCTTGCTTGTCCCGCGCGCAAGCATCCCGAGACGACTACGCCAAGCGTTATAAGTATCTCCCGGGAGCGCGCCGCCGGAAGCTGCAATATTGCGGATGTCATCCACAAACTTCTGGAACCCTGGGGCGCGCTGAGACGGGGCTACCGTCGCCGCATAGTCGCTAGCAACCTGTCCGATCTCCTGACCAAATTGCGGGTCCATGCGGAGCGTATTGCGAGCGCCAAGAGTTTCAAATTGCTGGCCAAGGCGGTCGTAATTGTCCGCCATGTTTTCAGGCGTCGCCGGCCCGTTCATGCCTGCGCGCTTCGTCGCCGCTTCTGTATATGCCTGCTTCTGGCTTTCTTCGATTTGCCGCGCCTTGCCGCCCCCAAACGGCATATCCGACAAAGTGCTTTCCATATACTGAAGACCGCGATTGCCGGTTTTTTGGCCGGCAGTCATCGGGACGCCTTCCCGGTCGAGGGTTGCGATTAGTGGAGCGCGGGAAGCGGACACAGGGAACGGCGTAACGACGCGCGCAGCCGCATTCGGCGTAAGACCGCCAGCGATGCCGCCAGCAATCCGCGCCGCCGTCTCATACTTTGTTCCCTTCGCCGCTTCGCTTGCGGCTTCAGACCCGACGCCAGCGCCGATAGACTGAACGCCCTTTTGCAGCAACCCGCCGGGACCAGCAGCGATCATTGGCGCGACTTCGCCAACGCTTTCGACGTAGCGACCGGCGCGCGTTTGCGGTTCATAGTCAGGAACACCCGCGTCGTGTATCCACTTCTGAACCTTGGGGCCGGCAAGCTCTGGACCGCCGAACGTCTCTTGCGCGCTCTTGACGAAATCTTCCGCCGTCTTGCCCTTGGGCATAAGGCCGGCTTTTTCAGCCGCCTTCGCCAGCAACCACGACACGCCGTATTCGCCAGCGACTTTCGGCATATCAATGGGGGCCGTCGCCAAGCCGACAGCGCCTTTCAACAAGCCAGAGCCGGCAGATTTGGCTACGTCTTCCGCAACGCCGACTTTTGGCTTTGGCGGTCCCAGAATATCGTCAAATAGGCCCGCAGGCGTCCCCTGCTTTTGAGCAAGGATGTCGTCGAACATTCCCATTTTTGTCTCAGAGGCCAGAGGGGTCGAAGCCGTTTTTGATAAGCCTGTTCATAATTTCCTTGCGCATTTCAGGACGGGCCGCAAGGGCTTCCTTTGCCTGCGAAAGTATGTCCTGCGGCATGGGGTTAAGCTTCACATTGCCGCTAGGGTTCTGCTTTAATGGCGTGGCTTGCGGAGCGGCTTGCGAAGTGGCGGGGGCTGATTGCTGCGGCTGCGCATAATCTGGAACGTCCACATTGAACAGGGAACGAACCTGTGCGTTCTCCGGCGTGTCTGGATATACGGAGTTGTAGACTTTCTTGTAGGAGTCGAGCTTATAGCGCGCCGCTCGCTCGCCAATGTCCATGAGCTTGCGGATTGCCCCAAGCTCAAGATTGATATTGCCGCCGGCAGCCTTCTCGGCAAATTCCTTGTCCGCATTGGAAATGCCGGAGCCAGAACCGAGACCTTTGACAAGGTTAAGAACAATCGGCGCGACAGACGAACGGAATGTTTCCGTATTTTCCGCCGCAGTCGGATCAAGTCCGAACAGCGCGCCAATCTTCTGCATCCCAAGCCGAGCATCAGCGCCAAAGCCGGTCGTGATGTTCCCGCTATCCAAAAGCTGTTTGGCTTGCGTGAAAGTCGGGATGGACTGCGCGACAGAGCGAACCTCGTCGGCGCGCTTTTCCATCGTCTCGAAAACCTTGCCGCTTGGCCCCGGCGCGGTGTTGATCGTCGTGGCGGCGGGCGGGAAATGCGGCATTCCCTTTGCGTCCATGAATGGCGCGGGGCCTTTGTAGTCGGGTGGAACCTCCCCCGGCTGTGCCCAATGACCGGCAGACGTTGAAGATTGCCCCGGCACAGGCTGCGCGCCAATGGCGGGGTTATCCTTGGGGGCAAACATCTGCCGCCCCTGCGGGTCCGTAAAATAGTGATATTCAGGCCGCATGGACTTTGCAGCCTGCGCCGTCAGCAGCTTGTTGCGCAACTCCTGCTGGCTGCGCTCATTGGCGACTTGCGACATAGCCGCCGCGTTCTGGAAACCAGCCGCCAGCCCGCGACCGACGCCGCGCTGTGAGAGCAGGCCCATGCCGATAGAGATAAGCGGATCGCCAGCGCCGCCCGCACCGTAGATGTTTTTCAGGCCGTTGGTGAAGTCATCGAGTAGAGGCATGATTAAGACCCGCTGAAGAGATTTTTAAACATACCGCCGGTCGCCATGTTGCCAAGCAGACCGAGACCGCCAAGCGCGCCGCCAAGCATCATCTGACCCGTGCTCGGTCCCTGCGGCTGAGACTGATACGGCCCCCAACTGGTGGAGGTCGAATTGCTGGTCCCGCCCATGGAGCCAATCCCCTGCGCAATCTGCGCGAGGTTGCCAACCTTCGTCCACGGAGCCTGGTTGGCCGCGTCAATGTTGGCTTGCTGGTAATCCATCCGCTCGCCACCAACCGCCTTCTGGGCGTTCGCATCCGCATAGAGCGGGTTTTGATAGCTAGACAGCGCATTGCCGCCGGCCATCATGTTGCTGATGCCCTGCTGGCCAATCCCCGCCACACTGTTCGCGGCCCCGCCAATCTGCTGGTTGGCGTTCAACATGGCGTTCTGCTGATTCTGGAAATCCTGATACCGCAAGCCGCCTTCGTTCTGGGCGAGCTTCTGGCCCAAGGTTCCCGCATACGCCCCCGAGCCATAGCGCCCGGCCTTCGAGAAATTGGCGTTTACATCATTCATCACGTTCTGGTTGGTCGTGTTGATGATGTTATCGAGATACGGGTTCCCGGTCAGATATTGGCCCGACGCCATCGGGTTGAGGTTGTTGACCGTGCTTTTAAGCGTATCCATGCCATACTGCATGGGTGCGCCAATGCCGCCATTGGCCAGCATGGAATTGACGCCGCCAATACCCGTCTGCGCGCCCTGAGAGGTCAACCCCTGACCAGCCAACGCAAGCTGCTGGTTCTGGCCCGCCGTTACATTCGGGTCCATGCCCGCAACCAATGGGCCGTTGTATGTCGTGTTATACGCTTTTTGTGCGCCCTTGAGCGCCTGAGTAAGCGCGCCCTGTGCCGGAGCCCACGGGTTTTGCGTGGTGTTCGTGTTCGTGGTCGTTGGGACCATCGTCATCCAGGACATGCGCTTTATTCCTTAGCCTAGGCAGATATAGGCAAACGTGCGATCCGTTTGCGCGTTGTTTGCGTGAGTGACGACGAAAGAGCCGTTCAGGACATTGGCGGCGGTGATGTAGATGGTACCATTGCCAATCTCGGCAGAGGCATTTGCCGTTTGCGGCGTGTAGAGGACGGTTGAACCAATGGCGCAATGCGTCGCCGTGACCGTTGTCGTCGCCGCGTTCGCCGTCAGGGTAAACGTCCCATTGGCATTCGAGCGCCCTTGCGCAAGCTGCTTGACCGCCGCCGCCGTCCGCTGAAGGTTCGGATCGTCAGGAGTCGGAAGATTGTTGACCGCCATTAGCGCAGCCCGCCCGACCGGCCATTAACATCGACGCCGCGTAGATACGTCCATTCCTGACCGGCAGCGACGCGAACCCGCGCCGTATTGAACCGTGCGTTAACCCGTTGCGGGGCGTAGCCTCTCACGCCGATCTGGCTCTCGGTCGAAGTCGTCAGGCTGTCAATCAGCCTGTCCCGATAGCGGACGGAGATATAGGCATTCGAGGCGTCGCCTACGGGCGCAAGGTCTCTGACAAAGGTTCTAACCCCATTGCCGATAGCGCCTTCGGGCGTGTCAATCGTCGCCTCCAGCGTATCGCCGTTAAGGAAGCCCGCCTTGTTATCCCCGCCCATGACGAGAATTTGCTGTGTGTAGTCGTAATTATAGACATCAAGCGAATAGGGCAGGGCGTCGAGGCTGGACGAAACCGCGTCCAGACCCTCCAGAGTGGCGGAAAGCTGGAGAGCAGGAGCCGCGAAAGCCGTGGTCAATTCGCCGTAAGACCAGCGGTCTAGGTTCCAGTCGTAAATCACAACCTTGTCGTGATAGTTGCCGGAACTACTGGAATTTGATTTGTAGAACCACATGACCCGGGGGCTAACCGGATCAGCAACGCCAATCATGTGCCTGTGGTCGGTCGTATCGAGGTCGGCAAGGATCGTGTTATTGACCCGTGTAGCCCCGATAGGCGACAGCGCGCCGGAGAGGTCAACCTTGTAAAACCCGTCATTCGACAGGAAATAGGTCACACCGGCAGACTTGCAGATAGAATATCTGAGCAGAACGCCCTTCGATTCCGAGACGCGCTGAAACTCGAAGATATTCGGAGGCCCGACATAGATCATGCGGCGAATGGCGCGGTCCTGAAACACAAGCCCGATTTCGCCGCCGGAAACGCCTTGCACAAAGCCGCCGTCAGGGAAGTCCTGATAATCGCACTGGTTGGTTCCAACAGTCCAGCCAGTCGCGTCATTGATCGCAGACCATTGAATGCGGTTTGCCTCTCCCGAAGCCGACAGAGACGACAGAACCACAAAGTCGCCAACCACGGAGCAGCGCCGGGCCTGCGGGGGAGAGCCTGAAAGCGCCGCAAACTTGGTCGAACTACCCAAGGTGAACGACTGAACCGCGTTGCTATCGGTCGTGGCGATAACCGTGTTGCCGAACTGGCAGAAGTCCCATAGCTCACGCGCGCCAACGGAATAGTCGCCGCCGGAAGCACGGGTTACGTCGCCCCAAGTGCGGGTCGTGCCGTCAAGCTTGTAAAGTTTCGTATCGGAGCCGGCAAAAATCACGCTCGACCCGTCAAGCTGGACGGTTCCCACAAGGCCGCGACAGTTGCCCGTCAGCGCCGAGGTAAACGAACTAATCCCCCGCATGGGAGAATAGCCGTTGATCGACGGAAAGACGTTCTTGACGTAGGAGGTTTGGCTTGTCCCTATCGTCGCAACGTCCGGCTGATAGGGTCCGAAGCTAATCTCAGCCATCAGAACGCCATGCCCTGAATAAAGCCGGTGCGCGACATGCTGTTAGATGTCGCAGCCAGGCTAAAGAAAGCCTCGTCTTCAGCCAGCTTGCAGGCGTTCGCCGCCTCGCCGTCCAAGAGAATATCCTGATACAGCATCCGCTTCGCCGTCTGACGGATCAGCCTTTCAGCGTCCGTCATCCACGGGTTATTCGCCTCGGCATCCGACGCGGGAGCCGCGATCTTGTAATAGCCGAGGACATACATCGTGTAGGCAGTGTTCGGGATCGGGGAGAACGAAAACTGCCGATTGTTCCACATATACGTGTAGGGCTGACCGATGAAATACGGCATACGGTTGATGTTGAACGTGGTCGGATCAAGCCGCTTCACCCGAAAGCGATTGACGCCGACAATTACGAAAACATCGTCAACGTCATACAGATACTCGAGGCTTGCGAGGTCGTCTTTGTCGTATGTTTCCTGGCTCGCCACCGTCGAGAACTGGAGGCCGCTTGCGTCCGTCTCGTTGAAGTAGAACCGCTTCGGCTGATACAGCGCGATTGCGTCGTTGATCGCTGTGGAAATCTGGCTTGTCAGGTCCGACCGGCTCAACTCGTCGGCAATTCTGGCTTTGAGAGTTGCTAGGGTCGTCATCAGCTATTCCGGTAGCGAGGAAAAGATAGAGCAGGGCTTCATTCATGTGAGGTAGAACGCCGCCCGTAGGCGACGCCCTCTATTAGCTGACAGTCGCACTGAAAGGCGTGGCTTCAGCGCCGCCAGAGGACTTCGTCCAAGCCTGGCAAGACCAGAAACCCGACTTGTAGTCGATGCACTGGATAAACGCGCCGACCGTGCCGCCCGTCGTCGCAGCGCCGGCAAAGGTCATCGTGTCGTCGCTATCGGCAGCAGCCCACAGTTTCAGCGTTCCCGCCGCATCCGTATCCTGCTGAAGCGCCAGAGAACCGTTCATCACGTCAGTTGCGTTAGCAACCTTGATAATGTTCGCGTTGCTGGTCGCCGTGGTCGCGATGACGATGCGATAAATGTCGCCGGTTCCCGTGGCAGCCGGGAGAGTGACCGTCACGCCCGCAGCCCGAGAGATTGCAACGATACGATTCGCGTGGTCAGCCTGCGTCAAGGTGAGCGTCGCATCAGTGCAAAGCACAGCCGAGCCGGTCGTCATCGAATTAACATGCAGGAGCATGTTCTGGTTTAGGCTATTAG